GTACGCTACTGACCCTTATTTAACATTTCCCAACACACTTTTAACATTTGCAAACATTTTGTGGCACGGTTTTTGCTGGGTCGCCACTTTACCGTTTTTTAACATTTCGCCACAGACTTTGGCACGGTTTTTGCTATGGCTCACATTTAACATCTTTTGCACAAGTTTGGCACGGTTTTTGTTATGCGTGTGCGCCCGTGAAATTGTTTCACGTGGAACACTGCCGCACCGATGCACGAAATAAAATGTTTCACGTGGAACACATTGTTAAACAAAGTTAAAAGAATAATTTAACACAAAATAACACGCAAAACGCTTGTAGGTAAAATAAAATGCGTACATTTGCATCGTGTTAAACAATTAAATACTTAAACAAAATGAAAACAACCGATTTACTTTATCAAAATCAGAAAGTGTTAAACGCATTACAAGAAATGTTGCTTACAAGTAAAAAACACGTTGAGTTTTTGGCGGCAAATGCGCCCGAAATTCGTACAAGTTTGGAAAGCATCGCCGAAAGCCTGCAAACGGGGTGTGATATTTTGGAAAATCAAATCGTGTTTAACCGTGATACACGCAACAAGTTTGCAAAAGAAGTCGCCTGCAAAAATCAAGCATACGACTTTATCGCCGCTGAAAAACTTATCGGGCGTTTCAAAACATTTTGTGAATGTTACCCCACAAACTTGTACATCGGTTTAACGGGCGTTGAAACATTGCAGGACAAATAACAATCAGCAAGCGAAAAGAAAAGGCGGTAACAATCAAGTTGCCGCCTTTCTTTTTGCAGTTACTCAATATAAACGCCGTCAGACAAAGCCGTGTATATCATTTCTTGTTCCTCTGCAAGCATTTCGGCGGTGTGTATGGGTGTAACATCATCGAACACATTAAACCCTCTGAAATCGCCTAAAATGCCCGTTTGTCGGTCGGTGTTTCGCCCGTTGCTTGCGCTCTCGTACCACTTGCAGTAAATGTATGGATCTAACCCGTAATATAACATTTCGTTCCAATCATCGCCGCCCACGGTTTTAACTTGGGTGCTTGGCGAAAGGTATATTATTTCGCTGCTTGGTTCGGTTTCCTCAACTTGAAATACAACGCCGTCACAACTCAAAAGCGCAACCCCGTTGCCCGTTACCACGTTTATAACGTACTGCAAAGCTATCGTTTTACCTGCATAATCATTATTGAGGTTTACAAAGCCTGCAAACGGCAAAAAGAGTTGTATTTCGCTTTCGTAGTCGGTGTTATCCTCATTGTGCGCTGGTACTACCGCCGTGCCGAAATCAAGCGTTATTTTGTCTTGCGCTGGTTGCTGGCACGCAACGCCCGTATTAAAGTTGCCGCATCGTATTACATCACTACTAAACGGCGTTATATCCGTGTAAATTCTTTTGATACGGTTAACATACTCGCCCAAATCCACATTTTCGCCGCCGTCCGTGAAATAACGCTTTGCGGCAAATTCTTTCAGATTATCAAGCGTTACAAGATACACGTTAATAGAGCCGTATTGTTTGCCCACTACCTCAACGGGAAAACACTCGCCAACTATATTAACCCGACTATAATCGCCGCTATTTGCAAGCTGGTACGAAATTGTAGCCTTTCGCTTGTCGCCCGAAATCGTAAACGGTATTTTGGTTTTCCGTCCGCCTACCCGTGCCGTAACGCTTAAATAGGTCGTTCCGTCCGTGTGAAATTCCGTGTTCGGGTTCGCTTCAAGTTCCACCGTTATAAGGCTGTCAAAATCCACATAATCGGGTAACGGGTCTTTGCTCGTGCAGTTGGTAAGCGACTTTGTAAGCGGCAAAGTCCGTATATATGTGCCCGTAACCGTAACCGAATAATCGCCGCCCAAATCAGTAATAACGGCGGTTGCCGTCACTCGTGTTGACGTGCTTTTTACCTGCATATCTTGCGTTGTCGGCTCGCCGCCCGTGTTGATGTAATGCACTTGCGGATTATCAAGCCTTGCATTAATATAAGACGGGGTTTTTACGGTTACGGTGAGCGTTTCACCGTCCCACTCGTGGCTTTCCTCTGTCCTGTCTATGTTGTTAGTAACCGTTGGCGTCACGGGTTCGGCTATCTCCACCACCTCGCCACTAATAACGGGTGTGTTAACATCTAAATCGGTTATTTGTATGGTAGCCGTGTTCCCCTCAACGGTAAGCGGTGTTTCTGTCGCCGTTCCGTCACTTGTATTGTCGTTGCCTTTTAATGTTACCATAATAATTCCGCCCGCTTCATTGAGTAAGCCCGTATTTGCAAACGGCACTTTCTCGAAATTCGGGGTGCGGTTGTACACCGTTTCACGGTTTGAAATATACGGGTCGGGGTTGTCGCTTTCAGTCACTCGCCCCGTTGCCGCCAAAATCTCGCTTTCGTAGGTTTTGAGTACATCGACACGCAATACAAGTTCGTAGGCGTTGTTTCCCTCAAAACTCACCCTTTCCACGAAATAATACCGCCCCAAATCGGGAATATAACAATAATTGAAAGTCGGTCGGGGCTGCTTTCGTAGTGTTACGGTCGGGCGCAACACATCAAAAGTTTGCCGCAAATCTCCCTCAATCGCCGTAAACTCGCCCAACTGCTTGTTTACCGTGTTCGGGTGTCCGTTGTATGAATAAAAGTTTATCGTTGTCATATCTGCAAAGAAAAAAGGCGGTGCGGTGCGCTTTCACCTGCACCCACACCGCCCAAAGTTAAACAATCTAATACCTATTGAGTTACTCAATAAAGAATACTACAAAGCTTTCGTTTGTATCGTTGAAATACCCTGCATCAAACTTGTAATAATTGTTGAAAAACTCGGCTTTTGCGTTGTAGTTGGTTGTTACCCGTCTGTCAAGATTGCAAACGCCCAACGCATCACGGTCGAACATTACGCCCAACACGCCCGAAATTTCAACGGCTTTGCCGCCGCTTTCCTTAATGTCAATGTGTCCCGTGCTGGCAAAGTCGTAATTCTGTCCGCTGCCCTGCCAAAAAGGTACGGTTTCGGCTTGCGGCAAAAGCACATCGCCACGGTTGAACGTGTCGGAATAAAGATAGGTTTGCGCTGCCTTTGCAAAGTCGGACAAAAGTACAACGTGTAACATATCTTTCGGGGTAAACCGTTCCTTGCCGCCAACATTGAACACGGTGGAAATGCTTTGCAGGCGGTCGGCGTAAGTTCCCATAACGTAAGACGCAAAGCGGATAAAATCGGGGTCGGTTATCGCCTTTGCCGCTGTCAGTGCGTCAGGGTTCGGGGTCGGTTCGCCATCGCCCGTTGCAGGTGTTGCGGGGAAATACTTATCGTTGTATAACTTCAAAAGGTTCACACAACGTGCCGTGCTTGCGCTTGCAAGGTCTGCCCCTGTCATATCACCTGCCGCCTTTGCTCCAAACGCTTGAGCATCAGCCAAAACCGTTTCCGCAATCATGTTGTTGATAGTACGCATAATCAAAGCGTCTGCCTTGATAGTCATTGACTTTTCAACGGCCGCATAAATCATCGAAATAAAGCCGTTAAGTTGTGCGGCGTTGCTGAAACTTTCCTTAACCTGCCTTTCGGTGATTGATACGGGCACTTCAAACGTAACCTTTGAGTTGAAAAACTTTGCGGTAACGGTCGGTTTGTGGAAAACATCTTGGTCGTAACTCTTTTTGTCCTGCAAGTCCCACGTATCGTTTTCCTCTGCTTCGGGAACATCGGCACTTATTTTCTCCAATACGCTGCCAAACTCCCACGCATCCATAAGTACGGACGGCACTTTGCCCGCATAAGGTCGGTTTACGAAAATCACCTTGCCGATATGGTTTACAAGTGATTTTACGTAATTATCCACTGCATTTTGGTTAAACACTTCCGTGCCCAAATCCACAATGCCCGTTAAATCTTCCTGCACAATGTCGGTTTTGCCCAAAACTTCTTTTGATACGCTGTTAATAAGCGTGTAAATCTGTTTTACTTCCATATTGCTAAAAATTAAAATTAGTTATTCGTAAATACTCGTTGTTATCTCGCTTACAAGTGCAAAGATAATGTTTTTTCTCCAATTATCACGCCTTAACTGCAATTCTTTTGCAATTTCGGTCGAAATTGATTTGCTTGCGCCCGTTCCTTTGCTCGTTTCGGTCGTTTTGCGGCTCTCTGTGCGGTTTCTCTCATCGTTGGCGGTCTTTCGGTCGCTGTCTGAAAAATCGGTGTCATTAAACGCCTTGTTTGCGCCCGTTTCGGTGTTGTCGGTGCTTTCCTGCAAAGTTACGGTTTCCGTCCGTTCAACTTGCCCCGTTACGGGTGTCAGTACATCGTAATCGGCTAACATCGCCGCCGCTTCACGTTCCCAGCCTTGCACGTTTACCGCAATCACCGCCGAAACAACATCGCTTGCGTTGTCGCTGGTTATGCTGCTTACAACGGTCTTGCCGCCGTACATCAGTAAGGCGTAAGCGTCTAACTTGGTCGGGTCGGTATCGCCGAAAATTGCGGCGTACTCTGTCGGGTATTCGGTCTTGAAAACCGCCCTGAATATCCCGTTACCCTTTGTAAATAGTTCGCTGTATTTCATTGTTTATCGTTGTTTTCTTCGTTTTCTTCTGTTTCCTCTGTTTCGGTATCGTTACCGTCCGTTTCCGTTTCCGTTTCTTTCGTTTCTTCTGTTTCGGTCGTTTCGGGGTCGTTTCCGTCTGTTTCCGTTCCGTTTCCGTCCGTTTCGGTTGTTTCCTCTGTCGGTTCGGGTTCTTCTGTCGGGTCGGGGTTTTCCTTTGCCGTTTCCAAATCAGCCTCCAAAGCTTTGTAATTATCCCTTTCCAAACCCCAACTTGAAGCAAGTTTAACCGAAATTTCGGTGTCAAACATCGCATTAATTTTCTCAACTGCATTTTGTCTTTCTTTTAGCATATTATCCACATACGGCAAAAGTACGTCCACATTCATAGATACCTCGCCCAAATTGAGCCGTTCACGCTTCATATTGTAGTTTGCGTTTAACCCCAATTCGTTGTACATACTCGCTTTGTAGTATTGTATCAGTTCAATAAGTTGTGTAATATACACGCTGTTTGTGGTCGGTGCTGTCTGCATATTTACGCCTTTGAAAAAAGCGTTTTCCCCGATAATTGAAAACTCGCCGTCTTGTATCTTGCGCAAAAACTCATCGGCACTCTGTTTCGTCTTGTCATCGCTGGCACTTATAAGCATTGTGATACGGGTTAAAATGCTCGCTGTGTTCAACGAAATAAGCCCGTCAGTATATAATACCGCATAACGCCCAATAAGCGGCAAAAGGCTTTCGCCGTTGCTGTCATTCTCAATCAAAACCCCGTCTTTCTGAATATCGTAGGTTTTGTTTAACTTTAATGCAGGGTTCGCCACGGTGTAAAGCGTTGCCCGTCCGTAAACATCGGGTTCGCCGCCTTTGCCGCCCGAAAGCGCATACAAAACCCCGTCCACGCTGGTAACAAAGGCGTTGCCCGTGGTCTGCAAAAGCCGCTCCAATTCTTTTTGCGGTATGCTGTCGGGCAAACCCTCATACTCAAACATACTTTGAGTTTTCGCCAACGTGTTCGCCATAAATTCGGTTACGGCGGTGTCTTTGTCCCTTACTTGTTGCTGATACAACTTGTAAATGTTATCTTTCCTGTTCATCTGTCAAAACTTTAATTAGGGTTGTAAGTTCGGCTAACACTTTCGTATTTTCCGCAATCGTGTCCTTGAGGTGTTCCGTTTCGTCTTGGTGCGCCTGCCTTTGTTTCACCATATACCAGAACAACGCCCCACACATCACAATCGGAAAACCTAAACTTGAAATGATTTGAATAATAGTATTTGCGTCCATATCAATAAATTTTTAGTTCCTATCGCAAAGGTAGTTATTTATTTCGTAAAACGTGCGGTTCGGCACGAAATTTGTACCAAACCGCCCGTAATTTTCATTTCAACGAAACTATGTTTGTTTTTGCGCTCGTAATTAAATAATTTCGTACTATTTCGCCTATTTCGTTATCTTGGTAAAAAACTTTGTCTATTGCGAAAAACCGTGCAACTTGTTGTTCAACATAACTTGCCGTGCTTAACAACTTGCGTTTGTAGTTCGGTTTGCCGTTCATTTCAAGCGAATAAATAAGGCTGTTTTCCTCATCTTTTATCGGGGTTGTCTTGGCGTGTATGTACGTGAAACATTCGTTGCCTACTTGGATAATGTTACCTTGCAAAACAACATCGTTAAACTTGATATAGTACACAAACAACACGTCTTGCGGCTTGTACTTGCACGGCAAATGCGGATATACTGCAAGTTCCCATTTTCCGCCCGTAATCATCTGCAAGTTTTGATTGTCAAAACAAAAGTATTTGTTACTTGCTTTGTGCTGTACTATCGTGCTGCAATACTCCACCGCCACGATTGCGCCGTGTTCGCCAAAGCGGTATATATCTATCGTTCCCTGCTCCATAAACGGCACTTGCTTCAAACCCATTTCGGTAAAGTACGGGCAAAACTTGTTTACCGTGTTCCCCAGCATAAAAACCTTAACATCGTTGCGCTGGCGTATTATCGTGCTTAAAAGGTTCATAAACAACATAAACTCATCGGGCAAATAATACCGCCGTGTTAGAAACTCGTCAAACACTATTGTTGTAACATTCGGGTAACTGCTACTTTTTTCGTGTTCCTGCTCTGAAAGGCAAAACCCGTAACAAAACGGTGTCGGGTCGGGTGTCCGCTTGTTTTTCTCTGCATCGTAGAAAGATAAAAACCACTTGTTAGACATATAGAACACTTCATTAAATTTGCCCTCTGTCAGTTCCTCAATAAGTCCGTTTGCCACGTGATTTGCAAACAGACTTTCGGCACGTTTGCCCCTCAAATCCTCACGCCAACGGCGTATGTATGCCATTTGTTTGCCCGTCTTGATATAGTTTTCCAAACCATATTTTAAGGCTGCATAAGTCTTGCCGTTTGACCTCTCGCCAAATATAACATTATAGTCGGCGTTCTTGCTTAAAATCGCTTTCAAGTCGTAAAATTTCGGCTTGTCTGTCTTTGTCTTTCTTGTTGTCATACTCTTATTATTTTAGTCCTTAAATTTGATACCTCGCAAATAGTTTATGTACATAACCGAAAGGGAAAGGCTGTAACCTGTCGGCTCTAAATGTACGCCCGTGCGTTCGTTGTAGTGCGCCGTGCTGCCTTTGTAGTCGGTTATCTCGCCTTGTATCTCGTAGTCAATGTACGTATGTATGTTTTTGCCCGTTGCCGCTGGCGGTATATCCAGATAATTAGTGAAAGCGTCAAAGATACCGTTTTCCCCGTACTTTTCAATAAGGTAGGGAATTGCGGCTTTTTTGTTCACGCCCGAAACGGTTAAACTAAAATCGTATGCCCGTCCGCCTGCTTTTAGTGCGTTCGGTTCTTGCACCATATACCGTTTAGCTCCCAGCGTCTTAAACCGTGTATATGTACCCTCGAAATCCCAGACGCCCAAAGTCTTTGTTATGCCTTTTATCGTTTGCGGCTCGCAAAGGGAAAACGGCAAACCGTGGTACTTGCAGGCGGCTCGCAATTTCATTTGCACCTGCATATTATAAGCCTTGAAATACGCTTCATGCGCTTTGCCGTTCATTATTTTAACGCTGTCGGTGTCGCTGTAAATATAATCGTCTTTCGCTTCATGTATGCCCGTGAAAAGGTTGCGCCGTGCGTATGCGGTTACGAAAATGCCCCACGGGTAAAACAAAAAACGGTTCTTGCTGGTGTTGTACTTGTACAAAAGTTCTTGTTTTTGTTCGGCTGTCATTGAGTTAATATCCCATTCGCCGTTATATGTAAACTCATCACGCAAAGGGTTGGTAACACTCATACCGTAACAACTGTTTAACATTTCCTTGCTGTTTAGATATTCCACTTCTTTGCCCTCAACGCCTTTTAATTTCGTCTTGCTTTCGTACAAATGCAGGATAGACTTTACAAACGGTGTCGGTAAATAGTCTTTCTTATAACAATACATTTCACCCACTCGCATACTTTCCCATGAATAAAAGTTTTTGAGTATATTAAAATCCACGTCCGTAATTGTCAGCGCAATTTTTGCAGCCGCCACAATACGCCCGTTATTTTCGCAAGGGTTTTCTTTCACAAAACATTTGCTTGCGCTTATCGGGTTGTCTTGCGTTTCGCTGGCAAATATGTTTGTAAACTCAATATCAAACACGCAACAATACTTTGATATTAAAAACTCAAATTGCGCCATGCTTTTGACCGTTATCGCAACGCCTTGCGACATCGGGTATTTTTCCGCTATCATTACATACGGGTAACTGCTTGTAAAGTCGTAACTATCCACGTTGTACATTATTTCGTCTGTATATTCGGCGTTTGCGTGTGTAAAACCGCCTGCAAACGCACGTTGCAGCATATTAAATTCATTCATACCCGTAATTTGTAGTTCCTGCATCAAGTTCACGTAATCCCAATTTGGTACGGTCTTTCCTGCATCGCTTTTTTCACGCAAACAATGCGCACGGCAATATTTGCGCACAAACCCCGTCTTTGTTATCGGTATGTGCGTTATCCCTTTGCTTTCCTCGATCCGTTCTTGGATATAACACATAACTACTTTAATATCGTTTATACAATAATGTATTTCCGCATCAGTTAGCGGCGTTTCGCTATGCCTTATTTGCTGGTAGTCCAAATCGCCAACGGCTTTTGCACACTTGTATTTCATAAGTTGCTCGCCCAATTTCGCCAACGAATAACCCGAAAGCAAGTAACTGCATCTAAACTCAATGTTGCCCGTTGTTATTGCGTAAATCGGTTTGCGCAAATCAATACTGAAAACCCGTCGCCACTCAAACCACTTGCGTAAAAACTGAAATTCGTATGAAAGGTTATGCACATACACAATAAGGCGTAATTTGTCATTCAGCCCTAAAACCTCGCTTAAGGTCTGCGTCATCGTGACAAACTCGCCCCACGTGCGCCCCATTATCGTATAACCGTTTATTCCAAACTGCCAAACGTACATTATTGCGGCTTTCTCTAATTTCGCTTTGCGCCCGTTCCCGTCCTGCATACGCTGCACTTGCTCGTAGGTGTACGCCCGTCCGTCCGTATCACGGTAAAAACTTGTTGTTTCAATATCAAAGGCGCACGGTATGTTGTAAAACCTTTCGCCTTTGCTGTTTCCGATAATGTTCTTTTCGTTTACGGCGGCTTTCAGTATTTCGTTTATTTCGGTCGGGCTGTTTATTCTTTCTTGTAACTCAAAAGGTATTTTTTTCATAACCCAAACTTGTTAAAACCTTGTAGTATTCGGTCTATATCATCGTCAATTTTGTTTGCCGCTTCATTTGCGGATCTCTCTATCTCATCGTCAATCGCCCGTGAAATGCTTTCGGCTTCGCTCTCTATTTGGGTGCTTATATCCCGTGCGCTTTGCTCCATTTCGCCCGTGAAATCCTTGTATCGCATCAAATACCGTTCCACGAAATCACTATCTGAAACGCTGTTTAACTTGCCTTGCAGGTTTCTCGCCATGAGGTTGTACTCATCGGGCGTTAAATCGTACACACGTTGCAGGTGTTGCCCGTACTGCCTTGCACCTTGCGCCGTGCTGGTTGGCTGGCGTAAAAACGAAATCGCCTTGCCGTACTCAACTTTTAAGGCGTTCCAATCGTGTTTCATTGAAAATTTTGTGTACCCCTCTATATCACCCTTGTTTAACGCTTGCACGGCTGGCGAAAGTTGCCCGCTTGCTTCAATGTTTTGAATACGGCGGTTTGCCATTTGGAAGACACGTGCAATCTCTTTGCGCATTTCGGGGCTGCTTTCAACGGCTTGCGAAATCTCTCTCTTTAATTTTAGCTTGCTTGTCTTCGCATATACAGACGGCGAAAAATTAACCTTGATTTTTACCATAACGCTGTTATATTAAATAGGGGTTACAAACATTGCAACCCCTACAAAGTTAAACATAACTTTTCAAACTCTTACAAGTCCACAAACGAAATTGAGTAACACTTCTTGCCGTGGCTCTCGTACTCGTAAATCGTGTACCCGACTTTGCCGTCTTTGATAGTTTGTACTGCCTCATCATCGGCAAGTATTTCCCTTACCATTTCGGCGGTGTGGCTTGGTAGGTTCACCAACCGTTTGTTTTTCTCATCAATAATCACCGGACTGTCGCCCAACTGTGATTTGTGCACATAAATCCCGTTGATTTTGTGTACCACATCTTTGCCGCCCTCGTTTTCAGAGTTGAAAATATCGGCTAACTTGGTGTACTGAAAATCGGTTGTGTCAATGCCAAACGTGGTCTTGTTAAATTTACTTGCAAAACTTTTCATTGTAGTAATCTTTTAATTGTTAAACTTCTTGTTATTTGTTATTCGGCTGTCTGTCCTTGCGGTTCGCCGTCAAACGGCAAATTTGGTTCGGGGTTGTCTTGCGGCTTCAAGTCCATAAGCCACGCACGAAAGCGGTTTATTTTCATAACTGCACGCTGGTTGCGGCAAACTTCATTACACGCCATAAGGCTACCCAAAGCCGACAAAGCGGCAAACGAAAACTCGTCAAATGCTTTTCTTTCTTCGTTCATTGTAGTAAACTTTTAATTGTTAAACATAGATTTTTTGAATTTCAACCCCCCGTTGTGCTTTACTACCGTTGTATCGGTTGTTACTATCGTTGCTTTGCCCCGTATCGTTACACCCTTTGAAACGCTACAACCCTGCAAGATTGCAGATAGAAACAACATCGTACCACATACGACAAAAATAGCTAAACACATTGCGACTTCTTTAATCGCTTCTTTCGGTTGTTCTTTGAAATGCTTTATTAACTCTTTCATATTTCAACTTGTTTAAGTAACACGTTGCAAAGATACAACTTTTTTCTAACATACAAGCATAAGCGCACAAATTATTTTCGTTTTAACTTTTATTAACTCTTGGTGTTGTGTTCCACGTGAAACATTTTATTTCGTGCATCGGTGCGGCAGTGTTCCACGTGAAACAATTTCACGGGCGCACACGCATAACAAAAACCGTGCCAAACTTGTGCAAAAGATGTTAAATGTGAGCCATAGCAAAAACCGTGCCAAAGTCTGTGGCGAAATGTTAAAAAACGGTAAAGTGGCGACCCAGCAAAAACCGTGCCACAAAATGTTTGCAAATGTTAAAAGTGTGTTGGGAAATGTTAAATAAGGGTCAGTAGCGTAC